ATTAATTTCAAAATTCAACAAACTTAAAATTGCTCTATATAAAATTGACTTCATCGCAAAAAATAAAAATCAACGTTCTGCTAAAAAACTTTCTTATATTTCTTCGGAAATATTATCTGTCTCTCGGGAAATCAATAAAAAATATTAAATTTATAAGTCTACAAATTTATTGATTCAAAAACATACGCTAAAGATACATTATATTCTTTCATTTCATCCGTCGTTAAATACAAACAATCTATTTCACTAATAAAATTTCTATTTTTATCATATAGATCTACGCAATAAAAATAATAACAATCATTTTGCTCTTTTTGAACTATACTATCAAATAAACCATAATACACTTTATCATCATTTTTACTACTTATTTTATAATGCTCGTCTTTCACAAACATTTATCCTTAAATATCTTTATCATATTTTATAAATTACATTTTATAAAATATCTTAAATTTCTTTTGATAACGAATTCTTAAATTTTGTTGAATCTTCTTTCATCTTTGTTATATCCTCGATTCCTTCTACCAACTTCTCATCATACAATACATAATCATCTCTTGGTTCTTCAACTCCTTCACATTCTAACTCTGATATTTCATTTATATCTCTTTCATTCTTCTCTTCTCTACTTCTTATTAACTCTTGATGCTGTAAATATTGACTTGAATTCTTCTTGAATCCTTTCATTGTCTCTCGAAATCGTTCTATTTCATTCTCTCTCTTTTCTATATCATCTTTTAATGACTTTAATTTATATGATTTTTCTCTTTTCACCATATCATTTTTATTTACTTCATCTGCTTTCGTTAATACTATCGGATGAATTACATCTACTAAATTCTTTGCATTGAAATCCTTATTTATATTTCCATTCTTATCTTTTGATACTAATGTTCCTCTTGATTTATCACTACAAGATATCATTTTTGTTCCATCGCCATTATCTAAACAAGGTGCCAAAATTTTAGCTACAGATTTCTGTCCTTCATAAAGTTGTTCCGCTGTTATATTTTGTAAAGTCGAATTCAATCTCTCAGTTAAAACATCTTTATCAAAGACAGAGAGATTATTGTATATATTATTATTTGTATTTGTTGTTCTTGGTTGCATCGCTATTTTCATTAAATCTACTTCATAAACTTTATTCTTTCCAGTCAATTCCGCGATAGTCATTTTTAATTCGATAATTTCATTTTCTTGTTCATTTATAATTTTTTTTTTAATATTTATCTCTTCATCATAATGTTCGGTAATATCAATATTTTGTTTTTTCAATGATTCAATTATATTTTCATAATCATAAATTATTTGTTTTTCTTTTTCTTTTATTTCATTTTCTAATTTAATTTTACAGATTATAATATGTTTTTTTAGAGAATTGTTAGATGAATAATTCTTTTTACAATAGTCACAAACTATTGAAACAACTTTCCCTTGAATTTTTAAACATTCTAAACTTTCTTTTTTATGTCGATTTAATAAAGATACTGTATCATATTTTTTATTACAAAACTCACAATTCATTTTATGTTAATAATTTGTTCTTTAAATCAATACAGTAAAAATAAAACGTATAAATCAATTTTTGTTTGTATTATTAAGAATTTTGAAATAATAACTAAATATTTATTTCTTATGCAAAAATATTATATACACACACATCAAATGTATATTTACATTTGACATATATTAATTTTTACTTTTTCATATAAATATATGAAAAAATGAATTTCTATACATCAAATAATGGAAGTATTTAGTTTTTTTCGGAAGTATTTAGTTTTTTTTGATTGTATTTAAACGTACATAAATATTTACACTTGTAAATAAGGGATAATAATAAATATTCATTTTCGGATGTATTTAGTTTTTTTTGGAAGTATTTATTTTTTTTCGACTGTATTTAAACGTATTTTTTTATAATAAAGTATATAAATATATGAAAAACTAAAAAATAAAGTTTATACATAATGAATCAACATTTCATGTGTGTGTAGAATATAATGTTTTTATTTCACATCTATTTTTTCTAAATTATAGATCAAATAAAATATAAAAAAAATGATAAATTAAAAAATTATAATAGAAATTTTTTAATTATGACATTTCATTCAAATAACGAATCAAAGAAAATATTTATATATTTAATTTTTTGTAAAGATCAATCAATTACTGATACATACATAGGACAAACTGATAATTTTGAAAGAAGATTATCTGAACATGAAAAAACATGTTCATCAAAAGATAATAAAAAGTTATACAGCTTTATTAGAGAAAATGGTGGATGGGTAAATTGGAATATGAAAATATTAAATACTTATATTTGTAATAATGATAATGAAACAAAACAAATAGAACAAAAATATATAGAATATTATAAGTCATCATTAAATTCTATTTCTTCATATTCTACGTATAAAAATGTTGAGTTAGATAAGTTTTTAGAAACTCAATTAAATAATATTGAAAAAAAGGAAATTCCTTTAAATTTTACTGATAATTTAGAAATAAAAGAGAAATCATTACTAATTGAAAGCATGTCTGAAATTTGTGAATACTGTAATAAACGATTTAATACTAAATATAGTTTGAATAAACATAAAAAAACAGCAAAATATTGTTTTAATCAAAGAAAAAATAATAACATTGAATGTAATGATATTTGTACTTTTGATTGTACTTTTTGTTTGAAATCTTTTACTTCAAATGAAAACTTACAGAATCATCTTTTAGTTTGTTTACAAAAATTGAAAACATTATTGAATGAAAAAGATGAAGAGTTAAGAAAAAAAGATGAAATAATTCAAGAGATGAATATAAAAGTTATTGAATTATCTTTAAAAACTAAACTTTATGAAGAACATCAAAAATCTTTAATTGAAATAGCTATTCAATCAAAAACTTAATTATAAATACAACAAAATATCTCTTTTATTTTGAATATATTTGTCGATTGTTATAATATTATTTTCTAGCTTTATCTTTTTATGAATATTATTATCTATCATATCATCATATGTTTTTCTTTTTTTTGTTTTCATTTCTAAATGAATTTTTTTATTTTGTTGAAAGTTATTTTCAACATCTTCGTGAATATAATATCTTTTCATTTTATAATTTATAATTTATAATTTTAAGCTAACTAAAGCATAATTATAAATTAATTTTTATATTGCTGAAATCATTTATATTATCTTCTGAATTCCAAATTCTACAAGAGTTGAAAGGAGGAGAATATAAATGAAGCGTTACTGAATTATTGTTTGTTTTATTTGAAATTTTATGATAACCAATATCATCATTTATATAAGTACATTCACCTTCTTCATAATTTTTATCACTAATACAATAAAAGTAATCATTTTCAATTTTATATTGTTTTTCATTAATTGAATTATCAATAACTCTCATCCAACAACCATTTTCACAAGGATGATCATGAATTAAACTACATTTATTAGGATTCCAACATAAAAGTAATAGAGTAAAATGTTTGTTATCTGTTGCTATTAAATTACGAGTATACAATTTATTATTATCGAAAATGGCATATTTTTCCCAATCTTTCAAAGATATATCATATTTCATAAGTAAATCTTCAATATCAAATCTTTTTTCTAAAGGAAGTTTAAAATCATCAGTAAAAAGTATTTTTAAATGATTAATAAGTTCTTCTAAATTCATTATAATATATATTAATATATTATAATTTTTTTAAATTCAAATCCATGATAGACCAGGTGCTTCAACAGCAACATTATATGCTGATGGATTAGTAGCAACAACACCAGAACTACTATAATTCGTTAATAACCAAGGTGTTTTATTATCAAATTGACTAGGGTATGATGACTGAGTTTTAGAGTAATTATCTTTGTCAATATAATTCTCTTTTTGAATTAAAGAAGGAGCATTTTTGTTGTAATTATTTAAATTAACATAAACATTTCTATAATTAGGCATTTTTATTATAAAAAACAATAAAAAAATTATACTTGAATATTTCTACAAGTAGGACAAGATTCAGAAACATTAAACCATTGTTTAATACATTTGATATGATATTTATGATGACAAGATAATTGAGTCCATTTTTCTTTCTCCGAATTGTCTAAACAAATACAACAACAATCATTTTCTAAAGGAATACAATGTTTATATGATTTTTGAGATGATATAATAATGTACGTTCTTCCGATAACTAAAAATATGGTGTCAAGTAATAGAATAAAATATGATATACATATATCAAAGTTATATATGGAACATTTTCTGAAATTTTTTTTACTCAGTTCAAAGAGAATAAAATTAAAGTAAAGTGATAAAATACATTTTAAAATACATAAGTTATTTAGTTTATATTTTTTATGTAAATAGACGTAATATTTTTCATTATCATCTTCGTTTCTACTAAGCAGAGATATTAATATTTGATAATAATGTAGAAGATAAGAAATATAACAAAAATCAATAATAATATAGATTGAAAATAATAAGTAATTTAATATTTCTATAATCTGATAATCAAATGAAATTATATCATTTGATAGAGAATATACAAAATAAAAATTGAAAATAATTTTTATGTATATTTCAATAAATAAATATCTTGATTTTGTCATTATTGAAACCATGGTTTAATATTCAAGAAAAATAACAACAAAGAATAAAATTAATCATTTTTTTTGAAGAAATGATTAATCAAGAAATACGTTTTTTGTAGTCTTCTTTAAATATAAAGACTTTATATACATAAAAATACCGTTAAAAAAAGTATGTGAATCATCAATTGTACTTTTATGAGATTGATATGTATTAACAAATGGATATATACAAGTATATGTATTAAGAAATTCATATATTACAAAATCTGCTACACAAAGAGATTTAGTATTGCTGTAATCTAACTTTATAATTTCATTCCAAATTGGATTTTCGAATCCAACTACAAATTGACTAAGAATTCTATACATAGCTTTATGATTTATAATATAACATGCTGTTGAGTATGATTTTTTTATAAATGGTATCCATAATACATTTCCGGTATTATATAAATTTCGAATTCTTTTATAATCAAAAAAGATATCACTAAAGAAATGTAATTGCAAAATTTCCCAATCATCAGGTGCTGTTGAAACTAATTTTGTATAATCAATATTCTCAATTATAGCATCATCTTCGCAAATCATTGCATATTTTTCATTATTATGATAAGCAGTATGTATAGCTTTAAAATGACTTGCCAAACAAGCATATTCAGTATTTTTTAAAGATTTGTTAATATAATAATCAGATTTTTTCATTTCAGGTAAAGTTTCAGGTGAAACAGCATCTATGCGAATAGCATTAAATGTATTATAATCGATTATATCATTTAAAAATCGTTGATTTCTATCTTTCGATTTCTGCAAATTTATATAGTATATATTCATCACAGTAGAGTTTTTTGAAGAAACAATTTCTTTGATTTTTTTTTCACAAGTAATAATTTTGTGATGATGTTCATAGTATTTTGAAAGTCCAATTAACAATAAAATAATTAACAATATAATGAACATTAAAATTAAGTAATATAAATACATTGTATTTATTATATAAAAAAAATGATTAATTGATAATTTTTTTTTGTAAAAGTAAAAATGTTTGTTTTTGAAAATTTACCAATAGAAATTATCTGGAGTATAATTGAATATACTGATTATCTTCAATCGAAACATCGACAAAAATTCCAATCTGTAATAGATGTGATTGACACTTTTCCAAAGTTTATAAAAGTGTTCTCAACGAAAATATGTAATCGTCGTACTATTTTTAATCAGTTTGAAAAAGATAATAAAATAATTTATACTTTAGGTTACACAACTTACACAGGTTACACAGGTTACACAACTTACACAGGTTACTTATCATTTTTGAAAGAAACTTCTAATGAGTATAAACGCTAAAAAACGTAAATAATCTAAATAATGTATTGAAAATTATTTCTTGAAAACCAATTTTTCATATATGATATTCGTGTTTCTGTGTCTAATTTCATTAAATGTATAATATAATTATTTTCAAGTGTATTATCATTTATTTGTCTCATTATTTCTGTATTAAATTCTATACACGGCTTGATTAATATTTTATCTTTACAGTTCATAATATTATTTTTTATAAAATCTTCTAAAAGTCTTTGTTCATGATATTGATTGTATAAGTATATACCATCGTAATTCCATAATAAATCAAAGAATTCTTTATTCCATTCTGTGCATTTAACAATAATAGTTCCTGTATTAATCTTTATTTCCGAATATATACCACTATTCAAATGATCATCACAAATTATAATATCTTTATCAGTGTTATTTTTAATAATATCTTGTATTTTTATAGTATGATCATTAAAAAAAGCGTCAGAATCTATCCAAAATAAATATTCATAACAATTTTCATTTAATAATTTTTGTATAACTTTTATTTTACACCATTGTGGAGCTCTATCAGTCATTATCTCGTTAAAAATTCGAATATCGTAATTATATTTACTTGCGTAAATTTGATTAATTTTTTTAGATATATCTGAATAAGATTTAATATTATCTGTATAAGACATTACAATACATATTTTTTTACGTTTATGTAGCAATGAAATCAAATATATTAAAAAAATTATTATAAAAGAAATTGTTAATAAATACATAATCATTTATTATTAATTAATATTAATAATTCTTTTGATATTGAATGAATATCAATAGAAAATACCTATGTTGTTATTGTAGAAATAATATCTGTTTTTATCTCTTTTCTTTTTGTTTTTTGTTTTTTACAACAATCACTACATTTATTATATTTTCCGTCGTTATTTGATTTACTATTCCAAAATTTTTCTATTGATAATAATATATTACAACAATTACATATCTTTTCAGATT